GCTGCCATCAAGCTGGTCAGTGTCGTCAAAGACCTTCGGACACCACAGCGTTTGCCCGACGTGTGTGCGAATGCGTCTTGCGCGCTTGCGCCACTCAGCTACGGCAACCGGGAAACCAGACGGGGCAACCCAGCTCAACTGCACCTGCTCGCGTGCTGCCTGTGTCGCCACGTCAGCGAGCCAGCACTGAAGGTCAATGGGCCTACGCATGACCGACTCAGTTGCCAGCCAAATGCACTCCGCCAAGCACAGGCAGAAGCGGTACATGTTGTCGTAGGGTGCAGCCATTTGACCACGCTCAATGGCAGAATAGTAATACTGGATGATACCGTTCTCGATACTGCGCCGCTTGGCACCGTAACCACGGGGCATAACCACCAGCTTCGCCACCTCGCGCGAGACGCCATGACGTGCTACCGCCTGCGCTACTTCCGTCGGGATGCCGCTGGCTAGCTCGACCGCTTGCTGCCCGACATAAGTGTAAAGGTCAGGCCCGTCGGCATGCTCAAGGTCAACGTATGGTGCCAAGGTGTCGTCACGCAGTAGTCCGACGTAATGGCTAGGCCCACTGCACGTTTGGTCTCGGTAGTGAACCATATGGTCAACGTAGCCAAGGCCGTGCGCATGAAACTCAGCGAGCCACTGCGCTGCACGCAGCCGCAACAGTGGCGCATCGTCCCACATCCAGTCGTCGTGTTGGAACGGAACCGCTACCATCTTGCGCGCTTGGTCAGGCGTCAGACCTTCCGGCCACAGGTCGGCAACTGTCTGTTCGCCAGCGTACACCTGTGCGTCTGACACAATCGGCAAGCCATCGGCAAAGTCCAGCAAGGCACGGTCGGTCTTACTTTTCTGCGGGTTAAAGGCTGGCTTGTAGTGCATGCGGCCAGACTGAATTGTCACCATCGGCAACCACAGCCGCTTGCCCATAAACTTACGAGCGCTGGCGTGGGCAGCACGCAGGCTAAGACGATACGCGCGGGACTGGTCGAAGCTCATGTGCCACTCGCGCAACTGCTTCAGCATGTCCTTCTTTAGTGTCTCGTCTTGCCAGTTCTCGTCCTGCATTTCTGGCTTGGGCAACGGGCGCGGGTAAAACGGCAAGTCATAGTCGCACGCTACTGCCTCGTCTAAGACACCGGCAATGAGCGGGTTGGGCTGGTACGCTGTCATCATGGCGACGTTCACGGAATCAACAGGCATGGTCAGGCTCATTACTGCTGCGCCTCCCTTGACCAGTCTTTGCAGAAACCATAAGGCGGAATGTCAGCGCCATAAGCACCGCCCCATAGGTGACTGTCCTCGTCCCATAGCTTAGGCGGTATCAGCATAGGCATGGGTGTCCACGCTTGCTCGACGTAGTGAGACGCCAAGGCTTCTACCTTGTCGTGCAAGGTGGTGCTGCCTGTAACAAACGGCTGCTTGTTGCCACGGGTTGAGCGACGATAGGTAATCTCGACCAAGCCAAGCTCAAGCAAGACACCCAGCCAGCACGCACCCATCTGCGTCCGCGTGTTCTGGTGTCGCTCGCTAGGTGCTTCACCGCGCAGAATCGTGTGCAGTTGGCGAGCCTTCTGTCGGCGAGCGTTGCGGCCAAGGCTGCTGCGCTGCCATTCAAGCTGTTGCAACCGAGACCAGCTTGCAAAGTCGCGCTTGAACGCAACGTGTTCTTCAAACTCTCGGACTGCCCTGCCCACTTGGTCGCAAAAGTAAGACTGCGCCACGCTGTTATTTCGCAGCAGCAGAGACCCGGTAGCAGCGAGTAAGACGGAAGTGAGGACAGGCAGGCGGTGACGCTCAGCTACTAGCGACAGTTGGTAACGACCAGCTTCCCGCCTGCCTGACCCCGGCGCACGGCTCAACTGCTTGGAAAGGTTGGAACAAGCAGTTTCGTGCAGCGCTAGCAGTATACGGCGGACGTGGGGAAGGGAGCTAGCCCCTTGTCCTGCCTTTGCTGCGCGTTCTGTTTTTGTCCAGCGGCGCTGCCCGTCCGTGACCATTTCGGCCTCAAGTTCGTGCTGTGCATTGGCGCTGCGTTCGGACTGGAAAGAAAAAGAATTAGATGTATCTGTCATTAGCTAAACTCCCTTGATAATCAGGTAGCTGTCCTGATTGGTTGAATTAGCCTCAAAGTTTTGCGCGACGCATTTGCCGTGCATCACAAGCGAGGCTGCATTTTGGCTAGATTATCGACGCATGGTTGTCAATCGCATAATCTTTTGTCGCATTACGCAAGTCGCGTGCTGCTTCAAGGTGACTGTACCGCTGCACCATAGACAACGAGGCCCAGCCACCCCACTCTTTGACCTTCATCAACGGCATGCCGCTTCGGACAAGACGGGTGATGCAGGTGTGACGCAGACAGTGCGGGGTGAAGTCCCGTTCGTCTGCTAGCCCAAGGTCTTCACGCACGCTGTCCCACACGTTCATAAAGACACGGTGCTTGCGGAACATAGCGAACGGGCCGGTGTGATTCGGACGCTCGCCGTGCGCTTCAATAAGAACTTCACGCGCTGGCCGGTATAGCGGAATGGTGCGAGGCTTGCCAGACTTGGTGCGGTGAAAAGTTACGACGTCATCATGCCAATCAGACCAAGGCATGTGCGTTACCTCACTGTACCGACCGCCAGTGTAGAGCAAGAACGTCGCCATCTGTTCATACTCTCGGCCATGCCGACGCAAGCCACGCATTAGGTCAGCTTCGACGTCAGGCATTAACTCATAGTCCCGACGCCTGCTGTGCCTAGTGTGCTGATAGACAGGCCGACCATGAGGCAGCAAGCCCCGCTCGTCTGCGTGCTTCAACACCTTGTTCAGCTTGCTAAGAACGTGATTGATTCGCCCGTCGCTTAGGTCGTCAATGACTAGATCGTCAACGAGGTTGGCAATGTCGCTGCGCGTGATGTCAGCCAATGGCATGTCACCCAGCGGACTCGACGCCAGTAGGTTAAGGCAAGAACGCACGTTCTTCTGGTCCCGGTTGGTACGGAACGGCGCGCGTGCCTGCGGTATGTACTCCCGTAATGTTTTCATAATTGCTTCACTCCTTCTGTGAGAACAAACCCTGAACAAACATATTTCCGCTTGGAGTTAAAGACAAAAGACTCAGCCGTCTGTCTTGCGGGTCTTGCGCTGTGGTAATGAATCCCTTCCCGTCATGGTGCTTGGACCAATACGTGATTGCGCGTGACACGCTCGCCGGTGTGACTGGCATGCTGTCTCTTAACACTGACTGCGGCACCCACCGCTCGCCGGTCTCGCCTATCTCCTTAGCCATAATGGTCAGAGCCATAATCATCGGCATTGATATGGTCGGATCGACGGTCGCAAAGTGGGTTAGTTGTGTTAGCAAGGTGGCAGGTTGTGACATGACAAATACTCCTCAAACTTTTTCTTCCACCTTGCACAATGGGCTAACCCCGAGGCAAATCAAGACGTAACCCTAGCGCAAGCGTTGCGCGAAGTGCATCAACAACCAAGGCGCTAAGAGCCTGTGTCATTTCTGCCTCGTCAGGGTCGCTTAATGTTTCGCCGCTGTTCTCATCGAACGCAGCTTGGAACAAACGGTCTAGGTCGAAGCTGAGTGCGTCAAAGTGCTGCTCAACGAGCGCGTGGTCTGTGACGTCAGCGCCCACTGTCTCCGACTTCGCAACCATTTCGCTTCGGATATGATCGAGTGACACTATCATTAGCTCAGCGCCCACTCATGCATCCACCACGCCACATAACTGACAACCAGCAGCGCAATAGTGCAGGCCAAGAATACCTGTCTCATGATGTTTGTTTCTCCTTCCGTTTAGCTAAAATGTCCCGGCCCCATCGCCAGACAAAATTGGGTGGCCGTCCGAATACTTCAGCGGCTTTGTGGCTGGTGCCGCCAGCCTCAAGGTAGAGACGAATCTGCCTAATCTCGTCAGGCCTTGCCTTTCTGTACTTGCGTGGCCGTTGCAGTGCGCCCGGTAGGTGGCTGTAAGTTCTGCCGTAAGCCACGTCCGTCACTGTCCGCATGCTGATGTCGAACTCATAAGCCACCTGTTTGCGAAGCCGCCCGTCTGCTGTCTGCTGCCGGATAGCCTGCACCTGTGCATCTGTCAGCCTACCGGGTCGTCCCATCACAGGTCTCTCCACAGGTGGTCGTTGCGTTCCGTCAGCCAGCCAAGCCACAACAGGCAGACAATCAGCAGCAGGATAGCTGCCGCCAGTAACCATTCATGCAGCACGTCCGTTTCCTTCCATGTCTAAGACGATCTTGTTACCGCGTGCGTCGTGGTGCCATGTCAGCTTGACGTCTTGGCCTCGCAAGTTGTCGTCAATGACGTGGTGATAGGTGCCGCGCGTGTGCGTGGTTGCCACAAACAGCCGCCCGTCCTCGTCTCGAAACGTAATGCGATACACCGGGTCGCCGCGCCGTGTCTGGTGTGCTAGTTGCACATGATTAACCGTTGCGTTGACGTAATGAACGCGGCGTGCGCGTGCCTCTTGTCGCTTAGTCATCCGTCTGTTCCTCTGGTTTCTCGTAAGTAAATTCGACACGGCAAATCTGCACCTCGTCTGCGCCTTCCCGTTTCATTCTCTCATAAAGACGCATGGCTTGGCGCAGTGAGAACGCTTGCCAGTAGTTTTTGGCGTCCTTCTCATCGTTATAGTCATAGCGCGTGATAACAAACTGCTCGTCTCGATGGTTAGTCATCCGCCTTCGCCTCCGCCATTGCCAGCGCGTCACGCAACTCCTCGTCAACGTGCTTAGCGACGTGTGCAAACGCAGTCGTTAGGTTTTCAACTAGAATATGCAGCGCGCGCATGCCCTGTCGCATTGTCTCAACGTCATACGCCAGCGCGTCACGGTCTATGACGTCATCCTGTGGCTTTTCAAACTGTGCTAGCACGTCACGCACGGCGCGCGCTTTGGCTGCTTGTGGCTTAGCCGCGCCTCGTTCCCATTTCTGCAAACTTTGCACGCTGACACGCGCCTTTGCTGCTAGCTGGTGAACCGTGAGGCCAGCGGCTACGCGCTTCTCGATCAACTTGGTCCCGCTCATTGAGCGAGCTAGTGCTTTAGACATTGTGATTTATCCTTTTGTTAAGTGAAATTCGGATTTCCGATTAGCCATTCGGGTTTCCGATTTGATGCCACGCATTGCCAGATAGACAGGCTCGCCACGTTCCAGCGAATCCCACCACCACAGCGCAAACAGCATCCCGTCTTTGATGTAGTAGGGGCGCGCGTCTGCTAGCTGTGGAGCATTGCGCAAGGCGCGGCGTGCCAGACCGTGCGCTGTGCGCCCGTCACCGCTCACGTCAAAGAGACCGCGCGCCACGTCATAGCCGCCCACTAGTACCGCCTTGATGTTGGCGCTTGAGCGCTCGCCAATGCGCACGCATTTTGAATAAGACAACATCAGCCTACTAGCTCCACACCTTCAATGTACGTTTCGGCATCGGTCTCGTCTGGTTCGCTGTCCCAATCGACGTAATAGTCCACCTGCGTAAACGCCTTTTCTTCAGCCTCGCCAGCGCTGTTTGCTTCGATGATGACAGTAGCGTCACGCCATTGTTTCGTGACTGTTTGAATGTTCACCCGGTATTTCATGTTGTGTCCTCCTAATGGAAAATTCTGTTGGCCTAAGTGAATATTCCGTTGCGCCTAAGCATGTATCACCCAAGCGCAACGGTTAAGTTATATAAAATGACGCGCGCCTGCACCGTGTACGGCGATCGCGATAGACTTGGGTGATAACACCGACGTTCCGCCACACAGCCGACAATCCGCGCATTGCACACCGCGCTCAGACGGGCAGGCAATCTCGTTGGGTGACATGTCGGCATAGTTAGACACGACACGAAACGTACGCTCGCCGCGTGACCATGCAGCTTGCGCGTCGGCGAGCGTGTCGGCCGACGTCATGCACAGATCTGTGCGCACGTCGGCGGTGTCGATACCAGATTGGTGCGTATATCCGACATGGGCGCGTGCGTCGGACACTAGGCTTTCCCATATGTACGATGGCACAGCTGCCGGATCGCCATAGGTGCCTAGGCGCACCGTGCGATCGCGACCAAGCGCGGCGATGGTTTCATGATTGTCTGCGCGGTCATAGACGTTGCCACGCTGGTAAGACTTCCAAGCATTCAGCGGACCCTGTCCCATTACGACATAACACGAACGTTCAGCTGCAAGCTTGCGTGTCGGATCGCTCGTTGGCTTGCCACGGTGTGGACAGTTGCCACAGATCGAAAAGTCCGCGCCGGTCTTGTTGGCATCGCGTGGGTCTTTGTCGCGCACAAGTATGTAAGTCTGCAGGACACCGCCGGTCTTGCGGTTGCGGTTCGAATAGGTAGCGACAACAATGATTGGCGTGTTGTCGATGAGCGATGGGCCGTCATAGATAACTGCAGCGTCGCTTAGCTTTTTTGTAAAAGACATTTGGAAAACCTTTCAGTGAGTGTTGCGGCGCGCAGCGGGTAGCTGTCTGACTGCGCGCCCGGTGTTGGTGTTAGCCAAAGTAATCGGCTTTAAGGGCATCGTTTTCGCGCACAACCACGCCGCAAAAGCGCGCGTCTTGGATATGGACTTCAGCAGCCGCACAATGACGGTACGCGGCCGCCATCATCTGAACCGCCTGATTGACTGCGTACAGATCAGCGCGGCGCGTCGGCGCATATTCTTCGCTAGGCATCAAGCCGTGCAGGTCCAGATCGTGAGAGGCGCAATACACGCCCGCCCGCTGGTCGCTGTTAGTCTTAAAGAAGTACAAGGTGTGCGTGGAAAACATGTCGGTAAACCTTTCGAGTTACGCGCGGCGCGGTGTGTAGCTGGTGCGCCGCTGCTGGCTCATTCCGTAAACGATCCCGTTACGCTAACGCAAGGAATATCGTGTAGACTTTTATGCAATACATAACTGTGCCCTATGATAGCGCCGTGCAGGTGCGGGAAGGTAGGCGGGAAGGTGCCGGCAAGTGCTGTGCAGCCGCGTTCTCAAATGCTCGCGTATCAGCAGGCATATAAGCACCGATATGCGCCGGGATGCACTGTCAATGCATCTCAAGGCACTGAAATGATTGGCTTTTGGGTAGGCTGGCAGGCACAGGCGGCGCAAATGAGACAGAAACGAACGGGCGGCATGGGGGGGTCGCGCTACTGTTTCTTATTAGATACCCTCTGACATTTTTGCAGCAAAATAGCCGCATGCCCGTAGCGTGCGGGTGCTTGACACCAACTTAACAGTTGAACTCAACGCAGCATTCAAGCCCCCTTATAGTGCTTACAGTACATTAAGTGCTTTAAGGTAACTGTTAAGTTGCAGTGCCGGTTGCAGTGCCGCTTGCGACCGAAGGTCAGTCCTTTAATCAACCTAAATTCAACTGTCAGTGCATTACAGCACATATAGGGTGCAAGGATGTTTTCCTTATAGGGTTTTGTTTGTTGTCTTTTGACTGATCCCTACCGGGTCGCAGGCGGCATTGCTATCGGCACTGCTACCTGATAGCCGACACGTTGCCCATCCAGTTCCGTCTATTCGGTCTAGGCTGTCCAGCCGCCTGCATGAACCTGTCTAGCTCTTGCTGCATCAACTCGTCTTTCTGCGCGTCAATGCCCCGCTGCTCGTCAATCGCCATCTGCTCTGACCAGTACCCGACAGCCATAGCAAGCGCGTCTAGCCTATCGTCATGGCGCAAGCTGTGTCTTTCAGTGGTCAGGCGGGTGAGCTGATAGACGAGCATCTTGCTCATCCGCAGGTGCTGTTCGTACTTATTGGCTGACCGGTAGTCCTGTTCGATAACCCGTGGGTCCATAACGAGCTTGTGGCGCATGAGGACTGGCTCAAGGGTGTCAATGATGCGCTTTTCCTTTTGGGTGCTGTGTCGCACTTCTTCGATCATGCAGTTGTGTCTTTTAGCAAGCACTGGGCGCAGCAGACTTGTGAACATACCGTCACCAAAGTTGCTTTCCACTAGCACCATATTGACCTTATTGCGCGCAGCGATCTCTGCCAGCGCCCCAAGGGTGTCTTCATCGTACCCACCGCTAATGCCGCCAGCCTCGGGAACGTACAAGTAGCCGTTAAGATGCTTGACGACTGCATAGCCTGTCTCGTCAGCACCCCGCCCCGACGGGTCAATAGCCATGACGCTCCCACTGTACTCACCGACCACACTGCCGACAGCCATAGGGCCGTACATCTTGTCACCCCGCATGGCGACGTTCGGCAAATCGTTCAGCGTCTTGTCTTCTGTTGGTCCCCACGTCAGCGACATTGGAGCCGACTCTGAGTCCAACGGTAAAAATACAATGTCGCGCACTTTGAGCGGGTAGCGCTCAGCGTCTGTCATGGCCGTGCTGAGCATGAATTGCAGTTGGTAGCCAGCACGCCCATAGGACGTCATACGCTCTAGCAAATCATCGTCGTCAAAACGCAGTGGGTCGATGGATGCGCCGGGTTCGACGTCAAGCTGCTCAACGAATGGCGCTAGAGTGCCTCCATACGCCTCTGTAGCGCTCACTGACGGCTTTTGGGCAGGCCAGACACGTAAAGTATACCCACGCTCCGGAAGGCGGCTGTAGAGGCTGTCCTCGGTCTGTGGCGTGCCTAGGTAAATTATGCGTCCGCCGGGTGTCAAAACAGCATCGAACTCTTTGACCAACTCAGCCAGCTTGTCGCGCATCAGTTGGGTGGCCGAATTGCCGGGAACTTCGACGTCATCAACAACGCAGAGGCTTGACCGACTTCCCGTCAACTGACCGGTTATTCCCACGCTCTTCACGCTAGGGCTGTGGCTTGGCTGTGCGGGTCCGACGTCAAAAGCGATCTTACTGTTCCGCTGGTCTTCGCGTGGCCGAAGGTGGTGCAAGGCGGGAATTTCATTGATGATACGCTGAGTGAACACAGAGAAGGCGTCAGCGCGCTCTTTGGACGCTGAGACCACCAGCACTTTTTCGTCTGGATTGTTCAGTAGCGCCCACACGACATAAGCGGACGTAATGTAAGACTTACCGACACCGCGAAAGGCCTGCACCATGCAGCGCTTAGGTCCGTGCTGAATGTAGTGCGCGATGTCGTACTGTACGGGCGTAGGGTCAGGAAGGTTAATATGCTTCCACACCAGCCACAGAAAGGACCGGAAGTCGTCTTTGATCTTTTGCGTTGACACAATGCTTACGCTTAGGTTACTAATCAGGACGGTAAGCGAACATGATGATTCCTCCTTCCTAGTTCATTTTGCATACTCCCAAGACTCCTGATAAGCGCTGTCGGTCCTCACCCCACTGACAGCGCTTTTTCTTTAGGGTTCCTCAAAGTCTGGCATGCCATCTAGCAGCGCACCAAGCGCGTTGTCGGCTGTCGGAATGCCGTCGATATGGTTGTCTTTAAGGAACTTGACAGCCACTGACAGCTCAGCAGCGCTTGCTTCACCGTTCGTAATGCGCGCGTGCAGGTCTTCAGCGACCGCCGTGTGCAATGCAACCAGTAAGTCTTCTCGTTTGACGCTATTATCCACCAAGATCATCACTCCCAAGATGTTTACGCACTTGCATCACTGCGCCAAGCGCAAGCATTCCAAGCACAAAAAGCGTGACGGAGCGCGTGACAGTCGTGCCGATTGTCTTCTTGGCGCTCCGCCAGCTTGACAACAGTTCGCGCAGGTCATGCACGTCTTTGCCACTATCGTCATCGTTGAGGTTCAGCCGCCGCAAGGTCTCGTCAACGGCCTGTTTCGCCACCTTTTCCGCGATGGCTGCAATCTCAGCGTCCGTCACGTCTTACCCTCCGATGCGTGCAGTCGCCGCGATGCGACCCCAAAGGCCCACAGCCCCGGCCACAAGCGCTACACCGTCGAGAATCAGCGCGGCAATCTCGTCCTCGAATGGCCCAAGGTCAACGCCAAGGTTGCGTGCTGCCACGCTGCCGAGCATGACCAACACGGCCCAGACCGTCTTTGAGGCGTACCATGATTTGCTTTCTGTCATCGTTTTTCGTTCCTTTTAAAGTTTGCTCTGGTAGTGTTCCGCGAGGGTCAGCACGCCAGTCGTGGGGAGGGTGTCGGGTGCTGTCACCTCTACAGTACCAGTGCCTCCGGAGAATTTTGTGATTGTGAAACCTGCGACTGTCGTGTCGTCGTGCGTGTAGGTCAGTCCAGCGGGAATGCTT